CTATAAGAGCAAGGTCGGCATCGCTGCCGGCATGATCTGCGGTTTCAAAAAGACCCGCTACAAGTCCCAAGGTGGCGCTGGCTCCGACTTCGGTGTGATCGCCGTCGACACGGCCGCCAAAGCGCCGAACTGATCCGGCAAGGCCCCTTAACCGGGGCCTTCGCCTTTAACGTCACATCGGGCCAAGGAGCCACATCATGCCGACTTTTCAATCCAAGAACGTGAACACGATCACTGCCGCAACCCCCGATCATGCGGGCGAGGTCTATACCCAACTTGTTCAATACGCCGTCACTGCTGCATACGCGACCGCAACAGACGTGATCGAACTGGCCGTGCTGCCTGCCCGTTGCAAGCTGGTCGGCGTCGAACTGCTGACATCCGGTGTCGCCGCTGTCGCCACCCTCGATGTCGGGTTCCTGACCGGTGAGTATGGCGACAAGGTAGATGCGCGCACTGTCGGCAGTACCATCATCGCCGCAACTGCCAAGAATGCAGCCGCGTCCGCATCGAATGAAACCCTGTTCGGCCTCGCCGCTGCCGAGGTTGATCGCGGTGTCGGCGTCAAGCTGTCAGCAAACGAAGCCGCTGGCGCAGGCAAGATCACCCTCAAGCTGTCCTATCAGGCCGCCTGATCCTCTAAGCCCCACCATCACAAGGACTGATCCCATGGCAAACGTTGAACACACCATCAAGCGCAAGGGCGGCACAGCAATCCTGATGCCGATCACGCCGTCGAACCCCACGGGTAAGACCTATAATTTCAAGCCAGCGGACGAGAACGAAGGTTCCCCCCATGTGGCTGATGTAACCGACTCCGTTCACCTGAACAGCTTTCTTCACATCGAGGAAGGCTTCCAGTTGGTTGACGAGGGCGCGGACGAAGAACCCGCCCCGAAGGCCAAGAGCGAAAGCGGGGGTGAGGCTGGTGGGGCTGCCCCCGCTGACGTGACCCTTGAAGATGCTGACCTCGACCAGCTGCGGGCGATCTACGCCGCAGAATTGGGCGAAGCGCCACGCGGCAACGCTGGCGAAGAACTGTTGCGCAGCCGCATCCAAACGCAGCGCGACGAAGATGCCGCAACCAAGCCCGACTGATCGTCACCCGCAGGAGTAAGCAGCCATGGCCTTTACCGCCAAAGACGTTCTCGGACGCGCATCTACCATCTTGAGTGACGCAAGCGGTAAGCGGTGGCTGTTTACCGAACTGCTGGACTGGCTGAACGACGCCATGCGAGAGGTCACTATTCAGGCTCCACATGCCGTATCAAAGTCGGTCGTGCTGACACTTATTCCAGGCACGCGGCAAGTGCTTGACCCTCAGTATTCTGCGATGCTGCGCGTAAATTGTAATGTTACCGCCACAGGTGAGGTGATCAGCGCAAGGGGCAATACTATCACCCCGATTGCGCGTGAAATCTTAGATGCCTCAATCCCCGGATGGCAGAATACTGTAACCTTGCCTTATCAGATTGAGGTTGCACACGTCATTGATGATCCAGCTTTGCCCCGCGAATACTACGTCGCGCCCGGGAATACTGGCACAGGCAAGATCGAGGCCGTCGTTGCAAAGCGCCCATCCGTCATAGTTGGACCGGCAAACCCTCTTGTTCTTGCCGGGTACACAACCGTTGTGAACATGGATGATATGTATCTGAACGCGATTGTTGACTACGTTTTGTCGCGGGCTTTCTCGAAGGACATTCAGGTGCCGGGCGCACCGCAGCGCGCTATGGCCCATTACCAGCAGTTTGCACAGACGTTCGGTATCGACATGCAAAACGAAGCCTCGATCAATCCCAATACACGCGTTGGGGCATGACCCCTAAGAGGTAGCCCTAATGCCAACTACAATGACCCCACTTAACCTGTTTTTGCCGCTGGTGCTGCCTCTGGCTGTTGGGTGTCCCAATATGGTTGCAGCGCAAAACCTACGCCTTTCTGCAATCGAGTTTTGTGAGCGCACTCTATGCTGGCGCGAATTGCTGACGCAGGACATCGCGGCTGGTGATGTTGTTGTCGTGACCCCAAGTTATGCCTGTATTCACAAGATTGAGTTTGCCGAGTTCAACGGTGATCGGCTTATGCCAGTGGCCTACACCGACTTCACACGCAACGAAGCCGACATGGCTGGAAACCCGAAATACCTGACCCAAGAGACACCACAATCCGTACAGACGATCCCAAGCGGTGATGGTTCCCTAAAGGTGTCCGCGTTCCTGAAACCTGTGAATGGGACTGCGTTCGGGCAAAACGGTGCAGTAGGGATGGACAACTATTACGATCAGGTGCCGCTGTTTATGTATCAGCAACATGCCGAGACCATCGCACGCGGCGCGCTTGCCCGCATCCTAGACCAAAAGAACCAATCGTACAGCGATCCTCGCATGGCAGAAAAGTACCGGATTATGTTTGAGCAAAAGGCACCATACGGCGGCGAAGGTAGCGTATCAGGCCAGCAACGTGCGCCAATACGCACCAAGACAGTGTGGTTCTGACATGATCCAGATTGCAGGTTTCAGCGGCATGCAGCCAAAGGTGGATGAACGCTACCTGCCGGACAATGCCGCCACATATTCAATCAACTGTCGCCTGCGGTCCGGTGCGCTGGTGCCCTTCCGTGGTGAGACGACACAGCAGACGCTTGCGACCGTAGCAGAGCGCATGCAGATCGTCACAGGGGCTTTGCAGGGCTATCCCGCCACCGCAATTGTCGTGGCCGGTCCCGTTGCTACAGATCGCTTCTATGTCAGTGGAGACGGAGCGCCCCGCGTGGAAGGGTCAGGCTTCAGCTATGCACTTGCCATGCCCCCCCCCGCTGTCAACGCGACCGTGGCCTTGCAGGCCGGCACGGTTGACGCCAATTTGCGCGAAGATGTCCGGTTCACCTACACTTGGGTTACGACCCTCGATGAAGAGAGCGCACCGGCCGCCTTGTCCAGCAGCATCGCCTATTCGCCAGGCGTCACGATCCGCCTGTCCGGGTTCTCGACCGCACCCACCGGCCGCGCGATCAACCGCAAGCGCATCTATCGCAGCGTGACCGACGCCGCCGGTGGTACAGAGTTGTTCTTTGTGGCCGAGATTACTGCCATCGCCACGACCTTTGACTATACCGAGGCCGCGTTCCCTATTCAGAACCCGCTGCCGTCGCTGGACTACGACACGCCCGTCGCCTCGATCAAAGGCTTCACCGCCATGCCCAACGGCATCATCGCTGGGTTCAGCGGGCGCGACCTCTATTTCTGCGAGCCCTACATCCCCCACGCATGGCCGAAGAAATACAGCCTGACGACCGATGTGCAGATCGTGGCCCTTGTGGCGTTCGGATCCACCCTTGCCGTTCTGACCACCGGACAGCCCTACACTGTGTCTGGCATCCATCCCGATTCCATGGCGATGCAGAAGGTCGAAGAAAACCTGCCGTGCGTGTCGGCGCGCGGCGTGGTCGATATGGGATATGCCGCCGCCTATCCCTCAAACGATGGGCTGGTCATCATATCGTCCGACGGTCCGCAGCTTGTCACCCGTCAACTCTTCACCCGCGACGACTGGCAGGCGTTCAACCCGGCTACCATGGTCGCATCGCAGTATGAGGGCCGCTACGCCTTCCTGCACGACACGAGCGCGGGCCGAAAGCTGGGGTTCATCGACCTGACAGGCGAGCAATCCTTCTACCTGCTGGCAGACACCACCGGTGTTGACGTGATTTTCGACATTGCGACCAGCCGCCTCTACGTTCTGGGCAGCGATGGGCGCACAATCAGGCGGTTCGACAGCCCGACAGGAACGGCTCTGACGGCCGTGTGGCGATCCAAGCTATTCCAGAGCGCGCAGTTGACCAATTACGGGGCCGCACGCCTTGACACGGCCCTCCCCCTGCCCGGTGGCGCGGTGGCGACCCTTGCCGTCTATGACGATGATGTGCTGGTCGACACAATAACCACCCCGAACGCAATCGGGCGCCTGCCTGGGGGATACCTGACCGACCGTTACCGCGTGACCATCACCACCACGACCACCGTGACCATGGCAACTCTTGGAGAGGGCATTGCATCCCTGATGGGCGCATGAACGCGGGCGATGACAGGATCTTCCGCGAGCGGACCGAGGTTCTGCTGGGCATCCGCAAGCCTGACGATCCCAACCGGGCCGTGCGCTTCAAAGACTTGACCTCGACCACATCGAAGCTGTTCCGCACCGTGTCCAGTGGTGCGATCAACGCGGCCGTGGCTGCCATCGACAAGCCCGGCATACTGCTAGAAGTTCAGAACGCCCTGACTGCCAAAGATGTAGCGATCGAGGCAGCGCAGACCTCCGCCACAAGCGCTATTAACAGCGCGAACACCGTTGCGGGCAATCTGAACCTGCTTGTCGGTAACTTTCTGGGCGATCTGCCGTCGCTGGCGCTTGCTGATAACAACCTTGGCGCTGAGATAAGCGGCGTGAGGAGTGACCTGACGACCGCGCAAGCATCACTAAATACGTCGATAAGCGGTGTAAGAACGGACCTCACCGCTGCGGAAACCGAAATAGATGGCGTGAGGAGTGACCTGACGACCGCGCAAGCATCACTAAATACGTCGATAAGCGGCGTAAGAACGGACCTCACCGCTGCGGAAACCGAAATAGATGGCGTGAGGAGTGATCTGACGACCGCGCAAGCCGACATCGGGTTGTCATTTGATGACATCACAGGCCGCGTCACAGCCGCAGAGAATGGCATAACAACCGAGCAGACCGCGCGCACGAGCGCGGACACCAGCCTGACAAACAGCATATCTGCTGCAGTCTCTCGGATAGGGGCCAGTGAGGCCGCAATCGCGACAGAACAGGCGACGCGGGCAGATGCAGATACGGCGATCACCGGGACAGTTTCTACTTTGACAACCCGCGTGGGGACTGCCGAGGGTGCAATCACAGCGGAACAAACAGCCCGCGCAGACGCTGATAGCGCCATCGTTGGGACAGCCAACGCTCTTGCCGCCCGTGTCGGGACTGCAGAAGGGGCTATCACGTCCGAA